AAGTGCGGTCTTGTCGGTTTCCTCTTTTTGCTTACCCCGCCACTTGTCGGGTCGGCGGTTTTTCAGCCAAAATATTTGTGCAGTAGTGTTGCCCTCAAGAGCAGAGGACAACAAAGCATTTTCAACTTCATAGTCCACAACCTCTTTGCCCTTTTTTAGGGCAGTCAAAATAGCCGAATACTTATTTTTCCAATCTTTTAGCGTTGAGTATGAAACACCCATATTCTTAGCAATCTGCTCATCGGTCAAGCCGTCCCTTGCCCAACCCTCAAGCAGTAATAAATTTTCTTCTTTCAACCACTTTTCATACTTTCCTTTTGCCACCGTCACCACCTCTCTTTATGTAAAATAAGCAAAACCGCCCTCAAACGAGAGCGGTCTGCCGTTATTTTTGAAAAAGGAGAACTACAAAATGTCTCTTATTATCGATTTCTTCATTTTATATTATATCACCCTTAGAACGGAAAAACGGACAAATTACCAATGATAACGATTACACATTTTCCTTATGTTATCCGGTGTATTTATTCCGCCTGTATCAACTGCTATCTTCGCCCAGCTGTATCGCAGGCTAAGGTGCATAAACAAACAGTTCTCCACAAAATCGTCACGAGATAGGCTGTTGAGTGCTGCGTTTCGGCGGATTTCAAGGTTTTGTATCTCCCTCTGAATATCTGCAATCTGCACCACCGCATTGCCGACCTTGTCAGATGTTTGACCTGCACTCGGTAAATCCGACAGCTTAGGCGATGTATTATCCGCCTCGGCAGAAATGCGTACTATCTTCGCCCTCAGTCTCGAAATCTCTCGGTTAATCTCCTTAATCTCTTTAGCCGTCAAGTTATCACCTCCAAATCGTCAAAGTAGTCTGAAACAATCTGAAATGCAATCAACATTCCCTCGCTTATGTAATAATGCTTGTCTTTTCGGCTTTTGCAGTTGTTAAATTCTTTTAGCTTGTCCTGCTCACTTTCTATGCGTTCAGATATTTCTATTTTCAGTTCGTCAAGTGTCATTGTTTCGCTCCTTTTTTCTCTCCTCAATTCTTCTTTTGTGTACTATTTCTCTCTGTACCATAGCGTTATATTCTTCCTCGCCGATAAATTCCTTGAAACAGCTTTCGCAGTAATCTAAATTAAATCTGCCGCCGTATGTAGTGTATGGTCTTACGGTTAATTCAACTTTTCTGTGGTCACTGTATTTTAATTCTTTTCCACACTTGTTGCAAAAGGTCTTAATCATCTGCTTTCTCCTCCTCTCTATCCATTCTCGCACCGCAATGTGGGCAGTAGTTTTCAAATTGATAACGGTTGTTAATGACTTGATAAACAACCTCTCTCCCGCAAGTTAAGCAGTATGCTTCCGCTTCACCTACTTTTCTGTCTTTCTTTTTTACCCACTTTGAGAGTTTAACTTCGTCAACAACTTTAAGTTTAATTTTTATACGACTGATTTTTTTAATGTGGGACAATCTAAAAACACAATTACTAACAACCTTATCCCCACAAGTGCAGAAATATCGTAACTTTGGTATTGACAAAAAGGCTTTTTCACCTGTTTTATGTAAAATGCCCTCAATCACCGTTCCGTCAAAAAGTACAATTTCAACATATTTTCCTAAATGTCTTTCGAGTTCATATCTTGTCATAATTTTTACTCCTTTAAAAGTTCGGGGCTGTCATAGATATTGCCGATTACCGTAAACCACTTGAAATATTCGTTCCTTTCAAACAACTCGAAATCATCAACATAATTTCTGTTGCCGCTTGCTGCAATAGCAAACTTGCCGTTATTGCCGTCCCAAAAGACTTCGTAAATTCCTTTACTGCCGTCCATATTATTAAGTATCAGAATATCTCCCTCAAAAATTTTCGTGCCATTCTTATCTTTCATTCCTGTGTACTGTCCGACTGTATCTGCGTAAACAGGATATTTTTCTACTGTAGGCTTTTGCTGATAAATTATTGCAAAATCACCCTCGCCATTCTGTGGGAAAATACCGCCGTAAACCCAATTGCTTTTTATTTTTTCACCATTCAATCTGACTTTTTCGCCATATCTGCGAGTTTGACCTCTGAATAATATTTCTCTCATAATATCCTCCTTAAATTCTTCCAAGCCTTTCGAGTGCCGTATATTCTCCGTAGCTTAAGTGTGTGCCGTGTCGCTTATTATACAAATTGATTTTCTTGCATTTTTCTTCAAGCGTATCGGGTTTATTGTAATTGCGTGCGGCTGTTTTTCTTAATTTGCTGTTTTTAATAATTTCTCTGTGCTGTTGTTTTCTCATTTCGACACCGCACTCGGTGCAGTATTTTTGATTTGCACTTCTTTTTTCAAATGCTTGCATACATAATTCGCAGACTGCCTGTTGTTTCATTGTTTCATCTCCTTTACCTTTTCGCTTATTCTATTAACAAATCCGTTCTCATTTGTTAATAGCTCTATCGTCTGCAACGCAAGGCTTAGCATTTCGTCTTTGGTTGCCGCCTGCTTGTACATCTTGCGAACGAGATCGGCGGATTTCTTTATATTGTCCTGTATTCTCATACATAGGCTTAAATACTCCTCGCCCTCATCGTGGTACTGTCTGTACTCACTCTGCAATTCCTGTTGAAGCTTCAGGCAAGTAATCATATCCCACCCCTTGTGGCGGTTGTTGTAACCGAGTTTTGCAAGTTTTGAAAAGTATTTGTATTCGGCAGGCGGATAGTCGGTATAATCAAGCTGACCGTCAATAGCTTTATCCTCAAGCCTTGCAAACTCTGTTTTGTCTTTAAAATTTGGTTTCATATATTCCTCCCTGCGGAGGCTTGTGGTAGGTTGAAGCCATTTTTAAATAACCCTTTATATATATAATATTTTTATTTTTCTTATACGAAAGGTTATAAAACCCCTCAAACCCTCCTCAAGCCACCACACTAACATTCAGAACGAATAGAAATACCGGTGAAATAATTGTAATTTCTTCCCTTTATCTTCTCAAATCGTTTGGCAAGTTCGGTGCTGAACTTGGTATTTGACATACAATATTCGTTGTTGCTGTCTGCCCACGATGCATAGGCGGCATACAGCATACTTGCCTGTACAGTGCCCTCAAGAGTACATTTATCCTCGATAAAAGCAGAAATAACATCCATTTCACGCCTGTACTCTCTCACGCTCTTTAATACAGCGGCGGGCATTTGCAGGCCCTCTCTCTGCCACATCAGACAGCCGTCAATGCACCATTTAAAAATCGCTGTCATCTCCGCCTTTAGCTTATGCGTAAGGTTTTTATCTACCTTGTCCTCGGGTATCTGCACATTGAACGGTATCATATGTATTCTTCGCCAAATGCCTGTGTCTGTGCCTCTGATAATAGGTTTATGGTTTGTCGCCATCCATAATTTGAACTCGGGTTTAAACTCAAATTCCTCACTGTACAGCTTTCTTGCTGTTACCGTATCGTCACCTGTAAGCTGTTTTAAAAGTCCCTCATTCAGCCGCACACCCTCATTTGGCTCTACAGATGTAACAAGTCTTGCACCCTTTAATCGTGCAATGTCGCTGTTAATAGCACTGCTCTGCGAGCTTTTCACCATAATGGTTTCGGGCTGAATATTCGCCGCATAATCGCCGAAAACATCTCTTATTACATCAATAAAAGTACTCTTGCCGTTTCGACCTGTACCGTAAAGAAAAAATGCACATTGTTCCGCCGTTGAGCCTGTCAGACTGTAGCCTACCGCCTTTTGAATGTATCTGATTAAGTCCTTGTCGCCTGCAAAAATATCGTCAAGGAACGCAAGCCAACGAGGGCAGTCGGCAGCTTCGGCGCAATCGACCGAAGTAATCTTTGTAAAGTAATATTCGGGGTTATGTGCCTTTACATCGCCGTTTTTCAGATTAATAATTCCGCTTGGCGTATTGAGTGCCATTTTGTATCTGTCCATTTGTATCGGCAAAATCGGAAGATGATGTTCAATTTCGTTGAGCATTGCTTTTTTTGACTTATTTGAACGGCTTGATTTCATATGCTTTTCAAATGCTTTCGCCATATCTCCGCCGCTCTCTTCATCAGCCTGCAAGTAAAGCTTTGCCTCGGCTTTCATAGCCTCAACGCACTTATCTGCCATTCTTAAGATAACACCGAGATTGTCGACGCTCCACCTCATTGAATTATAAAAATACCATTTCTTTTCCGTATAGCAGTAGCGAACATTTTCGCCAAACAGGTCAACAAACCTTTCTGCGTTGCCCATATCGTCAAATGTATATGCACGCATTTTTTCTTCGTCAACAGTCTGAATAACCTTGCCGTTGCCGATTGAAATCGAATAATCGTTTTGTTTTTTAGGGTTATAGGTCTGCGTACATCCCGACACAGCCTTTTGCAGTGTTATAATGCCGTATGTTGTGCCTGACTGCTTTCTGTCCCACTTGTCACGCATTAAACCCGATTGGCGGAAAATTGCGTCCATTTTGTCTGTATCGCAACCGCACCAAAACGCAAGCATATTGCAAAATGCCATATCAGCCTCGCTCTGTGACGCATAAGCCGAAAAGTCACCGCTGTATAAGGCTCTGAAAAGATTGCCGTTCTTAGCGCTGCAGGCGGCTCTGACGATGTCATCAACGGAATTTAAATTGACCGTAATGTTCTGCCTGTTCGGCTTAGGCTCTGCCGCCTTGCCGAGATATTTGGAGTGCAACGGCTTAACACTCTCGGTACAATCGTTGATGTATCCGTATTCCGAGCAGTAGTTTCCTGTCACAACGAAAAATCTGCCGTTTTCGTACATCTCAAAACCGCCCGAATCATTCTTCGCCTTACGCTTGCCCTCGGGCAGATGACCTTTGCATATAATATGGATACCGGTTTTGCTCTGAGAATACTCAGCGTAACTCTGCAATGTGTTGACAAATTCACTTACTATGTTGTCAGCTCCGCCGTTTTGGTAGTCCTCAATATCCTGTGGCATATCGTCAAGGTCAATACCGAAGAACGGCGAATTTGAGAACATAAAGCCTATGCCCGAATACTTGCCTGACTGCCTGACAGCGGTTTCAAAATCCGACCAAGTGTCGGGATTGTTTGACTGGGCAAGTCCGCCCGTCTTTGGATTGACGGGCTTCTTAGAAATGCCGCTGTGCGACTTCGGATCAGGGTATGCCTGCCAACACACCCAATTTTTATAGCCTTTTAATTCCTGCGGAATTGCACTGTATTTATCGTTAAAATTTGTAAATCCCATATTTTATACCTCCTTATGGATTCTTATGAATTTCATATGTACCGACTTAAAATTCAAAAGTTGCATAAATTAGTGCAATTTCCGTAAAAATTTTCTGAATTAAAACGGTAAATCATCATCAAGCGGCATATCCGTAAAGCCTTGATTTGTCGGCTGTGCTGATGCATAGCTTTGCTGTGGCTGTGCATAGGCTGTAGCTGTATTGGTTGTCGTCTGCTTTGGAATATGCTTTACAGTCGGATATTTTGTAGGATTTCTCCAACTTACTCGCTCCTGTGTTTTTCCGTTGTATTCTTCGTGCTTTATAGTTACACGCATCGGCTTATTGACAAGCTCACCGCAGAACTGCTCAAGACTGTCGTACTCCTTGCCATCGGGAAGTCCTGCCGCCTTGCCGAGTGCCATAATCTGACCATAGCTGTATCCCTTGACCTGCAAGTCTGCGTTTGTAGGCTCTTTCTTCTTCCACAATGTATCAAATATATATCCATTTTTATAGTTCTGCTCAACATCATTTCGGATTACCATTGAGATGTTCAGATTTTCTTTGCCATTCTTTGCTACTCTCTCCTCAACCTTAGCTATAAGGCACTCATAATCGCCCTCAGGCTTGATTGAGCTGCCCTGTGTTGCTTCGTTCCAGTTTGATTTAAAACCCATGATTATTCCTCCAAAATTAATTTAATTGCTTCATTGGCACTTCTGCATATTCCTGCTACCGCACCGTTAAATTTCATCATCTGTAAAAAGTTATGCTGCTTTTCGGTTGCTCTGCCTTTTGCTGTTTTAACCTCAATGAATACCGCCTTGCCGTCTGATTTTCTGACACCGAATAAATCAGAAAACCCCGGTGGTACACCTGTGCTGAAATATCGTCCGTCCTTTGTGTAACCCTGCCCGACATTGATACGAAAAATATCGCAGTACGGTGCAATTGCAAGGCGGATTTCATTCTGTATAGCGTGTTCTTCTGTCAAGCTATCAATCCTCTCTTTCGTGCTTGATAATACGCCCAGCCGGGCTTATAGCCGTGTGTTTTTGCGTAAACAAGTAAATCGTTGTAGCTGCCGCAATCAGATGGTGAACTGAAATCGAGCTTAAAGCCCTCAACCTTTATAAGCTCTGCGCCAGTATCAAAATCTACCTTTCGCTCTGCTGTCGGAAATTCATATCCGCATCGAGGACACACGGCTTTCTGCCCCGCCGGCGGTGCAGAGAATGTAAAAAAACACTCGGGGCATTGCTTGACCTTTGTTGCCTGCTCGTCTTCAAGCTTTTTAACACTCTTTTTCTCTCGTTTTTCAAGTGACCATACCCTGTCATCATCAGGCATTCCGTGTCTTGCATAGTTGCCCACATGGTCAATGATTACCGCCCTTTTGTTCGGTCTGTATCGCATACATCGCATTGACTGCTGAATGTAAAGCGTAAGGCTGTGAGTAGGTCGGAGCAGAATTGTACATTCGCAGTCGGGCACATCAAAGCCCTCTGAAATCAAATCCACATTGCAAAGAATTGTAATTTTTCCGCTGCGAAACTCGTTTATAATCTGTTCTCTCTGCGCCTTTGGAGTTGCTCCGTCAATATGCCTTGCGGATATACCCGCTTCGCAAAATGCCTGTGCGGTTGCCATACTGTGTTTGACAGTTGAACAATAGCACACCGCTTTTTTGCCGTCTGCAAGCTGTCTGTAATACTTGATTACATCTCCGAAAACTGTATTTTTAGTCATTGCTTTTTCTATCTCGGAGGCGACATATTCGCCCATTTTGGTGTGCAGTCCTGTAAGGTCGGCAACACTCGGAGCATAGTAATCATATGGGGCAAGGCAGTTATGCTCAATGAGCCACTTGGTACTTACTCCTACAATCAGCTTATCGTTGACATCACCCAAGCCGTCACCGTTTAGACGAATAGGTGTAGCCGTAACGCCCACCCTCGGGACATCGGGAAAGTATTCGTAAATGCGTTTGTAGCTTTGTGCAAGGCTGTGATGATTTTCGTCCGTAATGATTAACGCAGGCTTAGGAAGTTTTTTAAGCCTGCGTGTAAAGGTTTGTACCATACCAATCTGACATAAATCCATAAGCACACCCCAGCGGACAAAGGTTCTGAATATTTGGTCAACAAGCTCTCTCCTGTGAACAAGGAACAGCACCCGTTTACCGTTCCAAGTTGTTCGTCTTGCAATTTCTGCGACAATGCAGGACTTTCCGCCACCGCACCCAAGGACAATGCAAGGAGCTTTGTAACCCTCTCGCCAAGCCTGCCTTACTTGCTCCACAAGGTCATTCTGATACGGTCGAAGCTGCATTTCCGGCACCCTCTCTCTGCTTTTCCTGTTTCTTCTGCTTTATCAGCTTTGCGACACACTGCATACAGAGCTGTCTGCCGTAGTTTTTGGTCGTGCCGTCAATGATTTGCTGAACGGAACGGTTATTGCAAGCCATAATAACATCACCGCAATCGGTACATCTCGGAAGTTCAACACCCTTTGAAAGCCATTCGCCAAGCTGTTTACCGAGTTCGGGTGTAATTATGCCTGTCCAGCTATCAAGAAATGTTGTGTCCTTTGAAAGACTTGCATTGTGGGCACGGTCAAGCTGAAAGCACATATCAAATTCATATTCCGTATTTTCTCTCTGAACAGGTGCAAGTCCGATTTTGACGGGTACGGTTTTGCCCCTGTCATTTACTTCCATTGCGTATGCCATTTTTGCACGCATTGTAATAATTGTGTGGCAATCGACCGAGAGAATTGTATTCATAAGATTGTTCTGAATCTTGCCCGCCTCATCCCAAGCTGTATAATCGTTTTTTCCTCTTTGCTGAGCAATTTGCGATTTAATATCAAGCACACCGCCTTCGTTGTCCCAACAATGCGAAAAACTGTCAATAATAACCGCACCGTCAGAGCCTACAATTTCAGCCGCCGACTTTACATATTCAATGTACTTATCAGGTGTATACGGCGGTGTCATTGAGGCATAGAGAAACTTACCCGTATTAAGGTCTGTTCTGTCGGCATAAAAGCGACCTCTTTCATGTTCTGTATCAATCAAAGCAACCTTTGCCCAATCGCCTGTAATGCCGTATGCAAGATACAGACTTGACAATGTTTTTCCACTGCCTGACGGACCTGTTACAGCAATTCGTGCCTTTGATTTTGCTCTTGTTACCTCTGAAAAATCAATCATCTGTAACACCTCACTTAATATTCAATGACTGCTTTGATTCCATATGTACAAATGGGATTTTCTCGCCTTTTTTGCACAACGCTTTGACATCATTCTTCTTGATTGACGGCATTTCGTACTTGAGCAGGTTATCGTTATTCTTCTGTGCCCAATTTACAAATTTAATTTCATCGTCCACAACAAGGCTTGGTGCATTGTTTCGGATTGCTACGACCGCTTTTGGCATATCAACCTTATTCCTGCCTATTGCTTTCATCGAATTGAATAAATATGTTTCAAGGCTTTTTACCTGTCGCTCTTTCTGCGACTGTCGCTTTGCAATTGCGGCTTTTTCTGCTTTGAGCATTTTTACCTCTGCCATAAGCTGTTTGCAATAAATTGCAATGCTTTCGACTATTTCGTCAAACTCGCCCTCAATGCCCTCGAGTGTATCAAACCACGCTGTAAGCATTTTTTCTTTGTATGCATCAACATCTTCGATAATATCGCCGTTGCCGTCAATCGGCTGACCGTCTGCGTCAGTATCAGGTTCATATTCGTTTATGTCTTCAAATTGGCTGAATAATTCAGCAAAGCTTTCCGTAAGCTCATAAAGTTTCATTGTTGCTCCCCCTTAAAGATTTATGTTTTGTGTGGCAAGTGCTTCTATTAAATGTTCAACCTTGCCCTTGAAAAATTTCTTGTCTTGTGACTGCTTGGCAAAATCGAGCATACGGATAAAGCTGTCATATGCAATCGAAAAATATGCCTTAAAGACATCCTTGTCATCTGATGTACCGTCGGCAGTCTGAACATTTTTCAGCCTTTCTTCATACTCCTCTTTCTGTTTGCGAAGAGCCTCTTGCTTTTCGTCCTCAAGCTGTTTTCTTACGATTTTTTCGTTCTCACGATATTCTGCTTCGAGTTCGTCATTGCGCTTGATGTTCTCACGCTCAAGTGCTCTGATGGTTTCGTTCAGTCTGCGCTCATTATCGCTCGGCTCTGCAACGGCAACCTCAATAGGACGGCTTTCAAGCTCCTGAACTTTATTCGTCAGCTTGAAATTTTTGTTCTTTTCCTCTGCAAGCTGATTTTCAATATTGCGGCAGATTTCTTTTGAAGTGTCCGCCTGTTGCTTGTAATAGTCTGCGTCTTTCTTAGTGTTATTGAGCTGTCTGCAATAGTCAATGCTCTTGTCGGTTGCCTCCTGCTTTTCGTCTTTCAGCTTTTCAATTTCAGCTTTTAACTGCTTAACCGTTGTGTTTTCAAGGTCAAGCTTTTCGGCGATTTCTGCCTGTTCGGGCTCGCTTACTGTTGCAAGAAGAGCAAGTTTTGTAACTCCTAAATGTCCACTCGAGTGGACATTTTCAAGCTTTATATTTTCGATTATCGAAATATACTTGTGTGCTTGCTTACGGTTAAAACCTACCTCTGTTTCGCAGTAGTCCTCAAAGTTCTGATATCCAAGCTCCTTGTACAGCTTGTTGTCACGCATTGTTTTAAGTCCGTTGCACATATCCCATATATTCTGCTGTGCAAGGTTTGCGCTGACAATTATCTTCTGATGCAGTTCAATTGCCTGCTTATGCTGTTCGCTTACTGTTATTTCTGACATTTTTTATATCCTCCAAAAATTCAGCGTATTGCTTTTCAAATTTCTTGATTTCATCCGGCTTTTTAAATCCGCTGTCACGCTCATTTCTGTAACCGTGGCATTGTATTATTTCCAATGTTTCAGGATTTACTTCAATCGTAAAAAACGGGATTTTCGGTTTATCTTTATGACGAATAAAAAGTATTATCGTGTCACCTCTTGCGTGCCGTCTTATATATCCGCCGACGCAATGCTGTAATATTCTGCCCTCTGCTATTATTTCTTCACCGTTTTTTGGGGCAAGCATTATAAGGCTGTCTGTGCTCATCAGTAATGGGGTAAGTGTCTTTGCTATTTTTGCAATCTGCTCCGCTTCTGCTTCGTTTGCATAGAAAGCAACCTTTTCAAGCGTTCTGTCGTGAGCCTCTTCGAGATGAGCCGGCATTACTTCTTCTATACCCTCGGGAAGCTTTTTGCAGCTATCAAGATAATCCCTCCACAGTATTACTCTCCGATCGTTTTTGCCATACTTTAAAATCTGTTTGTAGGTAAGACTATTTTGGTGAAGTTCGTTTACAGCATTGATGCCGAGCTTTGACAGCTTGCTTATGAACTCATGTGCCATATGAATAGTCGGTTCTTCCTTTATTACGCTACGGTAAAGTTCAATTGTCCTTGAATCATAATCTGCGAAAAAGTGCATATCCTCCTTATGACATCCGAGCATTTTAAGAAGATTGGTTTCTTTCCAGTGAATTTTATTGAGCGAAAGTTTGCCGTTAATCAAAAGCTTTGCAACATTCTCAAAACCGCCTTTAATCAGATATTCTGCATTATTGTGCCTTACATATATGTTCAGCCATTTGAGAATCTCTTGGACCGTACATCTATTTAAAAGCTCATCCGCACACGAATATCTAAGATCCGTATCAGCTATTACATCAAGATTTAAAAGTACGGTTGAATCCCAGCCTGAATACAAGGTTTTTTCTGACGGACCCCAATACCACGCTAAGCCCTGTGAAGCAGAAGGAATAATTCCGTCTGTTTTCATCTGATAAAATGATTTGCCGTACCAGTTGTATGCAAATCTTTGCATTGCGTGTTGTTCATATACATACAGATATTCATTTGAAAAAAAATATTGCGGCATCATTTCGACAGGATTTTCGTTGTAAATATCTTCCGAAAATCTCTGATAAACCGTTACAAATCTGATGTACAGTCTGCCGTTTTGAGCAAAACAAAATCCAAACTTGCGACTTCTTCCAAGTTTCTTTCTGCCGTAATGCAAAGCCTTTGCTTTGACGGTCTCACCACAATGGTTGCATATGTGAATTTGATTATGTGCAAAACTGAACGGCTCATTAAGATGCCAGCAACGACAGCTTGTACAAAAGCAATCACATCTGCCACTGCCTTTATTTTCATAAAAGGCATACTGTGGGAAATACTGCACTATTTGCTCTTCGTTTTCAACTGTAATATCAGGAATATTCTCGAGCAGATATTCGGGATTTTTAATCATATCGACACCTACCAATCTATAAGATTGCCAAGGTCAAGAGTAACCGGATCCGTTTTCTGCTCTGCTACATCAGGCTCTTCAAGCTCATACTCGGACATATGTATCTGCATTGCGAAAGTAACCTTTGCTCCGGGAAAAATCTTACCGACAATCTGCTGATACACATCAAGGTCGGAAACTGCAGTGGGGAGCTTCTTTCCCACTTCGTCAATCATGTTTTCAAGGTTTTCTGCAGCCGTAACGGCTCTTGCAAATTCCTCGTTCTGCTCTGAAAATTCGCAGAGCATTTTCTTTACCGGCTCAAGAATTGCTTTAGATTTACGGTCTTTAAGATTTTTTTCGTTGCACAACTTGATTTTTTTTGTTGCAGAGGATATAATTGAATTAGGCTTATTGTTCTTTGTGCTTGTGGCATTCGCGGTGTCACAGGCACTTTTTTTATTGCTCATTTCTTCACCTCCTCCCCGAAAACATCATATGCATACATACTGTTAATGCGCTGTCTGAGCCTTATGTTTTCGTTTTTGTAACCGCTGATTGCGTCATTCTTAATGCAAAGGTCAAGCCTTGCGTTCTCAAGCTCAATCTGCAAGTGCCTGACTAAGCTATGTAAGTGCTTGTTCTCGTCCTTAAGATTGCGTTTTGTTTTAATGTGTCTGAGTGCCATTGGTTATGCCTCCTTTCCTATGCTGTTCTCTGTGTATCGGCAAGTACTTGAGCGCTCATTCATCAGGCACCACTCTTGCTTTGAAAAGACTCTGAACAGGTATATCAAATTTTTTAGCAAGTCTTGATAACTCTTCTACCGTGAAAGTGCCCGGGTCTTTAATTCTTTTTCTGTATGTGCCCTCCGAGCAGTGTGCCACAAGGGCCTGCCCTTCGCGGTCAATACTTCTGATTTCAGCTTCATATTGTATATTAGCAATCAGTTGTCTTTTCATTTTATCCTCGGGTTTTGCTAATTTTCTTGGCATTTTTCTCACCCTTTCTTTTGTGTGTGGTATGGGGTTATGCTGTTTTCTGCTGTTCGGCAAAGTTAGTTTCTAATAGCTTCTACGAAACAAGAAGGATTGTTAGTTCTTCCTAATAAGTAATCGGTTGAACAATTAAAAATATCAGCTAAACTCAAAAGTATATTAATGGGAATATTACCTTTTGTTTGCCAATTATAATAACTTTTACGTTCAATTTTTAACTTATTAGCAAGGTCTTCTTGTGTCATATTAGCTCTTGCTCTTTCGGCTTCAATATTTGGGTATAAAAATAGCACTAATCTCACCTCCTTTATCGTGTTAAATAGAAATACTCTTATTGCGTATCTATAAGTTGATTATATACGCAATAAGAGTATTTGTCAATATCTTTTACAAGTAAATTACGCACAAAGAATATTATAGATTTTTGTGCAATTACACTAATTGAATATTATTTTAATTATTTACTTGACATTTTTACTCATTTAGAGTATTGTATTTATAACAAACAAATCGTTTTATTGGAGGGAAAAATATGCTCGGGGAAAAACTTAGAGAACTTAGAACAGAACTTAATCTTAACATGAAACAAGCTTCTGAAAAATTAGGAATCTCATACACAACTTATGTTGGCTATGAAAAAAACGAAAGGGAACCAAACTCTGAAACTTTAATCAAATTAGCAGATTTTTATAAATGTTCTGTCGATTATTTAATAGGAAAAACTATAAGACTAAATTTTATTCCACATGAAATAGAAGAAGCTGAAATTAAATGCCCTTTGTGTGATTATGATTATGTCCATTTTATTAGAGTTTTATCAGTAAATTTCTCACAAGAAAAAAGCAGCGGAATTGCTATGGAATTTTTATGCGAGGATGGGCACAAATTTTATATTGTGGTTGAAACATACAAAGGTAATACATATATGGTAAATGTAGATGACAATAACAATATTTTAGGGTATACCTCGTTTATTAATAGTAACTCTGACAGCGGAACAAACATTCACAAAGAAAAACTAATTACTAACTATGCGGCATTGAATAATTTTGGAAAAAATAGGCTTTTCGAATATTCAAATGATTTAATATGTAGTGGCAATTATAAAAAAGATACTTACAAAATAAAAACCGCCGCCCGAAACGGAAGTTTTAATGAAACAACCGTTACGGATGACGATTTTCAAAAACTTATGGATTTGCCTGATGTTGATGACTTAAAATAAAGTTTTGGAATTGTTTGTAAACCTCTCTCTCAAGCGGAGCAACAAGAAACTTGTTTCGCTTGTAGAGCTTTTGCAAACGTTGCCAGCGGTATTCTGCCGCAATTAGGCTTATATCGCATATTTGAGATATTTCGTCAGCACTTTTGACCTCTAATCCCCACAACACACAAGCAGGAGCAAGCAAACGGCTGGCAAATACATTTGCTTCTTGCTCAATGGGATTGTCATTTGGTGAGATTTCTCGATTGATAAGTTCGTATTGTCCTACATGTCCGAGCATTATGTGCCCAAGCTCATGCGCAATAGTAAAGCGTTTCCGCTGCCGATTGCAATCTTTTCGTATAAATATGATAGGTTGATTGTTAATAACGGTGCACTTACCGTCATTACCCTGCTCCAATTTGTCGTAATACTTTACTGCAATGCCGAGTTTGTAACACAGTTCAACAATATTAACAGGGAGTTCTCGGACGTTTTCTTTTAACAGGATTTCCCACGACATATTTCGGGACTTCTGATACTTTTTATAATCCATAAAAATCACCTCGTAACTATTATGGATTACAAAAATAAATTTACAGCAATAAAGCAATAACAAAATAAAAAAAATCCGCCCTACTCTATTGGCGTAGAGTAAGACGGAAACCATTACACATAGGGTGCAACGGTACTTAAACAGCAATATAATTGTACCATACTCCCTTGTGTTTTGCAAGTTTTGCAGATAAATAACACAAGGGATTTTTGCACCCTTTTTTAAACAAAAGGAGTGTTTTATATGGCAAAAGCAAAAAAACTTAAGTCAGGGAACTGGCGTGTTTTAGTTCCTGATTACAAGGACAAAAGCGGCAAGTGGCACTACAAGTCATTTACCGCAGCAACAAAGAAAGAAGCAGAATATGCCGCTGCAGAGTTTACGCACAACAGAGAAAGTCAAAAACTTTCGTACAGCAACATCACGCTTGCACAAGCGTATCGCAGATATATTGATTGTAAGTCTTCAGTTCTTTCCTCGTCAACAGTTGACGGATACGAAAAGAACTTAAGAAACGATTTTAAAGCACTTATGCCGATGAAGCTCGATAACATCACGCAGGAGCATATTCAGCTGGCGGTCAACGAAATGTCCGCTAAATACTCACCCAAGACTGTGAGAAACTCACACGGGCTGCTTTCAGCAGTTCTCAAAGCGTATCGCCCCGGATTTATAATAACAACAAGACTTCCGCAGAAGGTTGAACCCAAATATATAATACCGACAACTGCTGAAATCAATACGCTGCTTGATAACGCAAATGACTTTATCAGAGTGCCTATATTACTCGCAAGCTCGGGCAGTCTTCGCCGTTCTGAAATTTGTGCTTTAACTCTTGACGATATCACAGATCTGGGCATCAATGTTACCAAAGCGGCAGTCTACGACAAAAATAATAATATAGTTGTGAAGCCACCGAAAACAAGCGCAGGAAACAGATTTGTTCCGCTTTCCTCGCACATTCTGAACGAAGTGAAAGAGTGGAAATATTTTGGTTGTTCACCTGCTGCTCTGTATGGTCAGTTTCGCAGACTTGTTGAAAAATGTGATGTACCTCATATAACTTTTCACAAGCTCCGACATTATTTCGCCTCAGAGCTTCACGCAAGAGGCATTCCTGACAAGCACATAGCGAAAGTGGGCGGCTGGCGGTCAATAAGTATTCTTCAAAATATCTATCAACATACACTAAGAGATAAACAAGTTGAGATGAACAACAAAATCATAGACATTTTTGCAAATAATTTTTCAGAAGAAAGTCATTCACAAAAACAAGCATAATTCGTATTAATTTCGTGTTGGATTTCGTGTTGGATTTTAAAACAAAATAGTGACTTTTAACACAAAATAACGCATTTTAAAATAAAATATTGATTATCAAAAATCAGCAAATAAGCCGATAAATGCTATATGTGGCTTGTTTGCTGATTTTTTTATTTGGTGGAGATGAGGGGAATCGAACCCCTGCATAAGTTATAAAAATGCCGTTAAATACTGACTTTTTTTATATTTGTGTTGGATTTCGTGTTGGATAAAGCATACAAACTTATGAATGTGTTTCAGCCTGCGATACCGCTGCCACTCAGTCCTTAAGTCAAAATTATAAGCTATTTTCTTTTTTCGTCACACCATTAAATTCATTTTCATTAATTTTTTGATTTTTTTAAAATCAGAAAACACCACAAGGTGGTGTTATTCCTGCAAAGGGGCGTTTTCGTAATCGTATTTTACATATGTTTTCTCACCAAATGTAAAAACAAGCGATAGCTTGATTTATACTATCGCTTGTTCATTTATTTCTTCTTTTTCGGATTTACCCCAACTATTGACATTGAGCCTTAAAACAAAAATATTTGAACACAGAAAAAAGTCAGTAAACAAGCCGTTTTTAGCTTATTTGTAGTAAATTTTCAGTTAATAGAATCTTCTATCTTTGTTGTAAAATGTCTGAATTCAGATTCATAACATACCTATCATTAATAATTACTTTCTGTTTATATTTCTTTTCATAATACATTAGTAAAATTTTTCTATATAGAAATTTTATAAACTTCTTATATACTACTAAATATAAAATTACTAAGCAAATTATCCCGACAAAAGGTAGAAAAAAAGTAAAATTTCCAAATATAGTAGCAAGTTCTGAATATAATCCTAAATAATCCGTCTTCGCTACATACACCCAACCACATATTGCAAATGCAGCTACAAGTATTACATTTCCTGTTATGTAAAGTCTATGGCGTTTATCTAATAAAAATGGATTTTCAGAAGCAACGTTTACTTGTATAATTTTTGATACTAAATATATAAACAAGTATATCAGATTAAAAATACATAATCCCCAAATAATTCCAACAAAAGAAATATTTAAAACTGAAAAGTTTTTAAACGACAATTCTAATATATCCGAAAGTGAATTCAAACCTCCAAATACCAGAAACGCCATAGCAGTAAATATTGCTACTAAGGATATTAACTCTTTATTTAGCTTATGTCCCTCCTCTTTTATTGAGTTTTCAATATCTTCTCGTTCTTCCCAAAAATGCTCATAAAATTTATCTTGATTAAGATACTGTAACTGAGAATCAGCCAGTCTTAAGTGATCTAAGATTTTTAACACTATCTTTTTTATATTTTCGATATCAGTTTCTATTCCACCAATATCCTCAAATTCTTCAATTTTTGTTGAGGTAACATAATCTGATAGAGTTTGCATATTTTGAGAAATGAAACTATTCGCATCACTTGCAACATCTAATGCTTTATTCATCTTGATTATCTTCCTCTCATCCTTGCAAGAGGTATTATAACATATTTTTTTAAAAATTTGGGTAATTTTATTTAATAAATGCAAAAATTGTCACCTTTCACATATTTTGTTTAGCTTTTTATATAATTCAACTACTATATAATATGATAAATAAAACATATCATACACCTAATTTTATTTTATCAAACATATGTTCTAATGTCAAGCAAAACAAAAGCCCCTCAAATACCAAAACGGTACTCGAGGGGCTAAACTTATGTATTCTTATTCTTCTGATATTTCCGGCAAACCTGCAACACTTGTCAACAGCGAAAGAACTCCCGAAAGTGCACTTGCCGAGGCGACCGCAATCCAATTCACATCGCTTAACACGGCAGATACACCGATAACCGAAATTGCAGTTTGAGCAACGGTTTTTACTGCTCTTACGCCTGCGCATTTTGCCCACGATTTCCAATTTGTAATTTTTTTCATATTATTACCTCCTTATTTTTGCTCAAGGTCTGCAATTCTGTGATTTGCGACTTTGATTTCTTCGTCTGCAACAGCTGAATTTTTTTCAAGATTAAACACTCGCTCTTGCAAATGATTGTATTTATCTTGCTTTTGCTCAAGTTTATCTATACGATACACTATAAGAGATTTAGTGCTTTCATTGTCCGCTTTGAGCTTTTTACGATTTGAAGAATTAATGAGAAGTTGACATATAATGCTACTGCTTGCAATGATTAATGATGTAATTATTTCTGTTGACATACTACACCTCGTTAAGTTAAAGTAAGCTCAATACGGTCAATAGCCTTGCCCTTTGTTCCTGCGTAGCCGTCCTGCTTACTGTCTTTTTCGTCATCGTGCTGCCAATCATAATAGTCTTCATTAACTGCAGAAACTCTGTATGTAGCCTTATAGTAGCTGCCGTGTGCGGACTTAACATCAGCAGGAGTTGTATAATAAATCTGTACAGCATCAATATCCATTCCGAGAATACCGGCATAGCCGTTTACATCATCATTAAGATTAAAGCCTGTAACCCAGCTAAGCCAGTGACCGCCTTTAATATGCACTCTGTACTTAATCTTACCTTTTGTTACTCTGATTGCAAGACCGCTGATTGCCTCGCCGGCAATGCCTGCGAAGTCTGATAAACCTTTTACAGTTGGTAACCACTTACCGCCTGCAAATACGCAATATTCAATCGTAAGTTTATCATCTTTTTCAACTTTTGATTCCTCTTTGCTTTCAGAATTACTCTCAAGTTTATTTAAAAACTGTTCCTTCCACAGCTTGTCCTTTGCTGATGAACCGCACCAGAAGCCCGGGCAGATTTTACCGTTAGCATCATAATGGCGAATTACTTTGTCTTTTTTGATGTTATACTTTTTCATAAGTCGTTGAGCAAGTAAGATTACATTTTCAAGTGTCTTGCCTGTGCATTCTGTTGTTGAACCTGCAATTTCAATTCCGATTGAGCGACAATTAATATCCCAGTCGCCTGCATGCCAAGCAATATTTTTATCAGCAACCGAGCGAACAACAGTTGTATCATCAACAAAATAATGTGCAGATGTTTCAACTACATTATTCTTAAAGTAATTACCGTTATTCGCTGCTGTGTCACCGTCGTTGCCGGTGTAATGAATAACAAGTGTATCAATGTCAGAATATTTTCTGTTGTCCTCTGTAAAATTACCTTTGTTGCACCATATTTCTTTAAATTTATAAGACATATTTATACCTCCCATACCGCCATAACTGCGTTGTAGTAATCTTCCGAAAGCTGTTCTTTTAAGATTGACTTATCCTCATCACAGTTTGTATATGCATTGCGGACATTTTCACCAACCTGCACATCTTCGCCGCCGAGATTAACAAACTTCTGTCTTAATACGCTCACGCTGTCCTTTGTAAGCATATCGAGTGTGATTTTTTCTTTAAGTTCCATAGAATTACCTCCTACTGTCTGATATATGTAATTGTAAAATTGATTTTCTCGTCCTCTGTAAATTTATCCGTTAACGAGCTGATGTAAAGCCATGAGCCGTCAAGACGGATATTTCTCAGCTTATTTGTAGTTGAGTACACAGCAATACTCGAAAATCGACTTTCGTTTTTTGCCAGGAAAGGCAAGCCTGCCATCTGAACATACGATTTATCCGCAACAAGTTTTGTAATATTTACCGACACCGTAACCACCTTGCCGTTTTTCACATAGTTAAAAACGCCCTTGTTGCCGTCATAAATCGCCTGTCCGGGTGTAAGACTGCCCGTACCGCTCTCAATATTTGAGCTATCATATTTTGCCGCAAGCGACTTGTCTGTCGCTGTTTTGTTGTCTGTTACGGTCTGACTCAGAGTACTGATTGACTCATCAGCTGAGGACTTATTGTCTGCAATCTGCTTGCTTAGCTGAGCGACTGCATTGTCTACACTGTCCTTATCAGCTTTAAGATTAATCTTCATTGTCACTGTTTCGTCAATGTCTGTTATTTCATCTTCAAGCTCGGTTTTATCTGCCTTTGCAGATAAGGCTGTGTTAATCGCAATTGTTCTCTCACTTAGCGTGTTGATGTTGTCACCCGCAAGCGCTATGTCTATGCTGTTCTCGTATATGCCGTTTTCGATTTTGTTGAGGTTTTCTGCGCAAAGTGGTGTAGCTGTGCTCGGTGCGTCTTCCCAATTTGTTTTTGTGTATGCCATAATATTTATTCCCCCTTTGCCTCTATGCTGTCTGTCAGAGCTTTAATTCCGCTCAGTGTACGGCTCAACACATAGGCTTTTACTTTCTCTTTTTTAGGTTGTCCTGCGTTATCATAGACAAAATCACCGTTTGAATCAGTAACATAGCTTTCAATTTCTAATCCGTCACCAATCTGCACCCAAGGCCTGCCGTCAAGAGTAGCTGCAAGCGGTGTGTAGGAACAATTATAAAATCGTTCGCCTGTTTTTCCATGCAATAAACTTTGCACATCGTGCACCAGTCCGCCGCCAATGCCGTCATCTTTCTGCCAACAGACTACATTTTTAGTAAAATCATATGTTACAACATCCTCGCCCCACTGTGACTCTGCCACGGTGGTTTTAGCTTTTCTGTCATTTAACGAGTAACCGTAAGAAAAACTAAAGCCGTTATAGCCGCTGCTGTTATATTCCTCAGCATATAGATTTTCGTAAAAATCGTATGTTTCTGTACTCTTGCCGAGTTCGATGTATCTAAAAACGCCATAGCTTGCATTAGGAATAATTGTTCCGAATACTCCGAGCAATTCACAACAATTCTTGAGCAGCTCGCCGTATGTAATTGTATTTGAGTCCTCAAGCCATGCTCTGTTGTATGTCGGGAAATTTCGTACAGTTAAGCCTGTTGATTGGTTTATCACCTCGTTGAGAATTTCTTTGTTATCCTCGACCTGAATCATATGCTTTCCGTTGTAGTTAAGGCATTGCACAACCAATTCGCCGATTTTATAGCCGTTTGGATAAGTTTTCCATAAATCAAACAGCTTATTTGTTGCGTCAATATCATATAACATAGAGAGTGCGTCATAAGCGACAATGTGTCGCTTATTGCGGTTATTCTTGTCGAGCTTGGCACTGTCAATAATACCGCTAAACAAATAATATTCCTTTGCAGCTACGGTTTCTCCCGGCAAAAGTGATGTACCTAAAAACAGCTTTGCAGATGGCAGCAGCTTTTCTCCGCTCGGAAAACGCTGCGTTAATTTTACGCTTATCCATTTGCCTACAAGGTCATTTGTAAAGGTTCTGTCAATTGAATTTACAATGTCAATGTTAATTTCAGCGGCAATACAGCCGCCAAATTTCAGCTTGCTTTCGTCGCAAATTGACTGTTTAATGCTCATACTTTCGCTTGCTATGTTTTCCTCGGTAATGTCCTCGTATTCACCGTTTGGAAATGAAACTGTAAGCGTGTTTTCAATCAGATTTTCGATTGCCTGCTTTTTGTGCAGGCTTGAAACTTCAAGCAAATTAACCACCTCTTAATATTCAATAAATGTAAATGTTACCGCCGCATATTTAATGTTGTCTGCGGTAATAAGCTTTGGCGTGTATGTTATATCGGGTATATATGCGGTCATAGTGCGGTACGCAAGAAGTTCATCGTCCCAGTATTCAACATTGAGCTTGCGTTGCTGAGAATTTGACATAGCACCGTTTAAAACACTGCGAATAGCTCTCATTTCAGCAAGGGTAAGACCGTCCTTGGTATTGAATGTAATCTTAGTTTTGTTGTTCGGTGATGTTACTCGCCTTAAAAGGTTGTTGCTGTCACGATAAGCTTTAATCTCCGTACGCTGTAAAGGTGTGGCTTGATAACTCTCTTTAGCTATGAGCTTATGTGGAAACTGCAAGCCGTTTTTCGGGAATTTAATTAAATAGCCTTTAAATTCACTCAATCTTATCCCTCCTTACGCAAAAGCGGACCTGCCTGTGCGTTTCTTGATTTTGTTGTTCTCATCAGCAACAGCCTCAAAAAGCACTCTGCCGTCAGGCATAGTCAAGGTAATGTGAATATCACCGCCGTTGCCCGCTCCGCCATATTCAGCAAGTACCTCAGCCATAGCCTGTTTCATTGCTGATATTGGCGAAACAACTTCCGCTTCACGCTTATTATCGCCGAGAACTGCAAGAAATTCACCGTAATTTGCAGGTACATATGCCCCTGTGGCAAGTTTTGGAATGTGCACCTCATCAAGCCGACCTGCGTGCCATTCCTGTCCGAATAGCTTGCCGATAGCGTTAGCAACCGTATCCACACCGCTTAACATTCCGTTTAACGCTGAAATAAAGCCATTGATAAAATTTTCAAGTCCGGTTAAAACATTGTTAAGAGGCTTTTTGATGATGTTATACAAGGGTTCAAAAACATTTGAAAAGACTGTTTTTATAGGCTCTAACGCTTTGCTTATATTCTTTAACATCATGGTAATTACACTCTGTACTTTTATACTTGTATCAGATAAACCATTGACAAGACCTAAAACTGTATATTGTCCACGCTTATACATTTCTCTTGAAGGTGAATGTATATCCATTGCACTGTCGTATTCACTTAATACAGTATTTGCAAGACCATTACTGTTTTTGACAAGTGCCTCCTTATATTTCTGTGTACCCTCAACAAGACCCATAACGGTGTTTTTTCCTGAATCTTCGGCAGCCTCTTCCAGTTTATTTAATGTTTTCCATTGCGAGTTTTGCACATCTTCAAGGCTAATCATTCCGGCTTTGTATGTCATCAAAACGGCAGCGGCATCGGAATAATCTCCCTTAAGAACTTTTTGAACATCAGACATATCATCTTGTGTCATTATCAGTTTGTTAAGTTCAGCAGTGCATTCATTGTATGAACTTTTAAGTTCCATTAAGGAATTTATTTCTTCGTATCCACCATCACCTAAAACTGTTTCAATATTATTTTTTGCGTCTATTCTATCATCTGCTTTTACAGAATTGTCTTTATATTTCTTGTATTGACTAATAAGCCAACTATAAGTTTTTCCACTCTGCTTTAATTTATTTTCAATTTGAGTCTGCTTAGAATTAAGTTCTGAAAGTAATTCGCTTTGATTTTTTCTTGCTGAAATTATAGATTTAGAATTTTCGGTTTGTAATTCGGATAAAGCCGAACTGTTAGCTAATAATTGATATTGATCAATCGTATTATTGATTTCATCTTGTATCTCAGATAAATCACCTTTTAGCTCGACCTTACCCCCATCACTTATTGTGACATAATTATCCCAGGTATCGCTAAAACCGCTAACATTATCTTTAAAATATGTAACAATGGTTTGCAATTCTGACTGTTCTTCAGGAGTAAGTTCAGCTTTGCTGATTAAGGTTTCAAGTTTATCCTGATATTCATCAATCAATGTATTATCAGCATAGAGCTGGTCAACCTTATCTAATGTATTTTTGATTGTGTCGGTAATTTTCTGCGTTGTATTTTCAAGTCTGTTTTTCACATCGTCTATTTCATCACAAAACTTTTTAGCCTCAGAATTGCTCCATTTTAGTTCATTGTAAATTTGAACCGCTGAAACAATACCCGTTATTGCGCTTGCTATAATAAGCAGAGGGTTAGCCGAAATAACCGAACTGATGTTTTTAACTGCTGATGTGACTTCACTTATACCACTCGCAATAGTCTTACCTGTCTTGAATGCGATAACTGCTGTGGCAACAGCGCCAATACCCGTTGCTACTGCTTTTAACATATCCGGACTTATCTTATTAACTATATCTGAAATTGCCTCAAGAGCCTCAGAAAACAAATTTAACAAATCCGGTACAGCTTTCTCAATCGTCCATTTTGCAAGCGGCAATAAAACATTCTTGTACGCTTGTTTTAGCTTATCTCCGCAAGCCTTGAGCAGATTTCTGAATCCCTCGGTCAAGCGTTCAACCGCCTGTGCAACGTGGTTAATGTCAAGGTCCTCAAGCCATTCGAGGCGGTCAGCTGACATTTCATCAAGCAGCCCTGTTATATCTTCGACAATGCCTAATATGCTCTCCCAAATTTTTCTGCCTGTATCGTTTTTCTCCCAAGCGTCTTTAATTTTGGTTCTGAGAGTTTCAGTATAGTTATTGCAGTTGCGGATAATCTCAAGTATATTGCTCCAAATTTTCTCGCCCTTACCGTCATTCCACACCTGCCTGAATGTATCGCCTACCGTATCCAAAAGCTCAACAAGGCTGTTCCATTTGTCGATAAACGATTGCACCACGCTGTCGCCTAAGCCTGCTTTGTCCCAAGCATTTGTAAAAGCCTCTGCAATATCACCAACTGTGCCTACAAAAGTGTTAATTAATGAGTTAATATTTCCAAGCACCTTTTCGCCTGTGCCGTTATTCCACACTTCCCCCCACGAATTTTTAATTGTTACGCAGGCGGTTTTTACCTTGTCAAGCGAATTTATAATATTGTCAATAGTTTTGCTTGTACGCCTGTCGCTGTCAAGCATAGATTGCTCAAGTGCATTTTGCATTGATTTGATTTCAGAGCTTGGCGCTTGCGTACTTGTGTCTGAGCTGTTGTCCGAGGTGTCGCTCATCACATTGAGTTCATCAAAGCCTGCAAGGTTCTTCTGTAAGTCCTCGGCTGCCTCCGATGTTTTTTCAATCTCAGATGTAGAACTGTCCGCTTGACTTTCAAGGTCTGACATATCGCTTACAGCTGAGCTTGTCGCATTGCTTGTTGCAGTAGAATAGCCGAACACCTGAGCTGTAAAGTCTTTAAACTTCTGTGCCGCAACGCTAAGTCTTGAAATAAACTGATTAATGCAATTAAGCAGCGGAGTAAAAGCATTTATCAAGCCTTGACCGATTGTAGCCTTGATACTGTCAAACTGCAGCTGTAAAATTCTCGTTTGATTTGCCCAACTGTTTTGCGTTCGGGTAAAGTCACCTGTTGCATTATTGAGTTGGTCAAGCACAAAGTTATACCTAAGCGTTACCTTTTCCGCCTCAGTCATAGCAGATGTGGTCTTGCCCCAGCCGTTAGCCATTGCGTAATTGTCAAGTGCGTTCTGCGTCATCACAATGCCAAGGTCTTTGAGCGTTTCGGTTTCACCGCTGAAAACAGATTTCAGCTTTGTGTACGCCTCGTCTTGTGTGATGTTATAAAATGACGCCACATCGCCCGTAATAGCGGTTAATGATGTTGACATATCAAATGCCTGCTGTTCTGTAAAGCCGAAAGCCTCCGCCATAGAACCAAAAGTGCCGACATATTTTTTAGCCATATTTTCAGACAAGCCGTAAGCATTTTGCGCCGACTTTGCCCAATCGTCCACCTTTGCCGACATATGGCTGAAAGTGACATCAACTACATTCTGTACCTCTGCAAGGTCAGAGCCAAGCTCTATGCTTTCTTTGCTAAAGCTCACAACCGCCGCCGTACCGAAAGCGGTAAGCAGCGTTCTGCCAATCATTTTCGCCTTGCTTTGCAGTCTGTCAACAGCCGTTCTGACTGTTTGTAATGATTGCTTAGCCTTTTTTGCACTCATAGAAACTGATTTCTTAACGCTTTCGCAAGTATCATTTGTGCTTTTGCTGACTTCCTCAGTATTTCGCTTAGCTGTGCTCTCAACCTTATCAACAACATTTTCGGCAGATTGCTCTACTGATTCCGATGCCTTTTGCGCTGCCTGTGTGGTTTGCTTTGCCGAGTTTTGAGCCTGTTCTGCTTTTTCCTGTGTGGCAGTAATTTCACGCTTTGCCGAGTTTTCTGCCGCCTGAGACGATTTATCAGCCTGCCCTTTAGCAGTTTGTGCTGTCTGCCTTGCACCCGACTGTGCTTTCTTTTGAGCCGCCTCAATAGCTTTATTGATTCTTGCAATATCGCTGTTAAGACCGCTTGTGTCGATTTTGGTATTAAAAATCAAACTACCGTCAACCGCCATGTAATCACACTCCTTTCTGCATAAAAATAAGGGCGTTGCAAAATGCTACACCCTTGGTATAAAAACAGCGCACACCCGAAGATGTACGCTGTTTGACAATTTTATTTATTTGTTATGGCTCAAAAGTTACAGTTTTAGATACAAAATCGTGTGACCTATCACCCCAGTTAAATGCTTTTATCGATAAGTCAATTTTTTCTATACTGCTTATTTGATTTTCTTTAATAAATTCTGTTGTTACGGTAAAACTGTCATTTAATTTCTTTTTACTGTTTACCAATGATGAAAAAATCGGTTCAAACATATAATCATTAATTGATACATTGCGGAACTGAATTTCGTAGTCATAATCAGAATTATTTTCAATATATAATTTTATATCTGTACCATATTCAGTTTCTTCTTTACCCTTGTATATAACTTTAACTCCGTTCTCATCAATAATAGTCTTATCGTTTTGAGTATCGGTTGTTGTTTCTGTAATCACTTTACTTTCGGATGTTGAAGTATTAGCTTTATCTTTACGAAAATCATATGATGTGTATTTTTCGCCATAAACAGTTATGTAATCCAACAATATTGCCGGGGTATTAGTAACATCGCTAAAACCAGCATATTCGCCGAAGAAAAGTACACTTGCCCCCTTCGTTAAATTTTTTGGCTTGTCTGTATCTCCTCCCGGAGAGAATGAAGCCAACCAACTGCCGTTATCCTCGGAAGTAACGTTAAAACACATAAATCCTGAGCGGTTATAAACATCATCTACTGTACCTTTTACATAAATTTTAGTACCGGATAACCCATTATCTTCTGCATATGAATTATATATGTCAAAATCACCATATTTATATCCGTCAATATCTCTTTGATTAATCGATGTTGTTTCCTCCTGCGAAATTTCAGAAGTAGAAGAACACCCAAACAAAGTACATATAAATAAAGCTGACAATACAATACAGATAAATTTTCTTTTCAATTTTTTTCTCTCCTTTATGTATCATCTATACCAATTAACCTTTAGTTAATCTTTAGTTTTATACTCATATGCCATTAATAGACCTATAATTATACCAAAACCCGCAATACAGAGAGTTAAACCTTTGTAAAATTTGCTGTTCATAAAATCACTCCTTTGTTACATAATATAACAAAGTTTGTGTATTGTCAACAATAATTTTATGTAACACCTATACAAGATTGTTTATAAAATCCTCTTCGGCGTCAAGTTCTGCTTGCTGTTCGGGAGAGAGCTTTTCCTTGATGTCAACAAGCTCTTTGTGCTCATTGTAAAAATCACGCTCCCATTTTTCAAGCTTTTTGCCCTTAGCACGCTTGCCTCTTATGTTCATTACCTGCGAGAGCAAGCCGTCGCCTACCTCACTGAAATAGCCGAGAAAAGTCCACCAATGCACATAGCTTGCAATCCTTGTTTCAAAGCCTGCAACCTTGTTAAGTGCTGGGAAAATAATGCTTTCGTCATAGCTCCAATCAATAATTTTGACTGGAGCTTTTTTCGATTTCGGCACATCTCCGCCGTCAAGAAACCACAATGCCTTTTTGAGTGCCTCCTCAACATTCTTTGGAACTTCCTTGTATAAGCAATTCAAGCATACTGCCGCTTTTTCGCAGTAGGTTAGCTCTTTGTCGGCATAAGCCTCGAAAATCAAGAGAGCAATACGAAAATCGGAATTAATCTCGTACTGCTCTCCGTCTATTTCAAGGCTTGTAGGAAGTAATCCGATCACTTTGCAAGCCTCTTTGCTTGATTGAGGTACTTCTCAATATGCTTGCTCTGCTGAGCGTGTGCGTTTTCAATGTCACTTACGATGACCGGCACAACGCAGTTGAGAAAGTTCTCAAAAATCATACTGCCATCATCACAGATTGAAAGGCAATTTACATCGCCAAACGCACCCTGACTTACACCTGCACCGAGAACATAGTCTATTTCTCGGCGGATTTCATTGTCAACATCAAGAAAAATTTCAAAGGTTACATCCTCGGGTTTCATATTCTTGTACTTCTGCACAAGCTCTTCTGTGCGTTCTGTCAGCTTGTTGAGTCGCTCAACGAGTGAGTAGTCTGTGGTGTTAATCTTGATTACTGTGTTTTCATCATTGTTGATTGCATATGTTTTTAAGGGTGTTTTAAAATTCAAACTCTGCATAGAATCACTCCTTATACAGTTTCGGTAAATGTCGGTACCTTATCTGAGATTGTCGCTGTACCCTGCTTTCTGTTGCCGTCAAATGTAACATTAAACGGAATGTTTACACCGCCCTGTGCACCGCCGTATGACTGCGGTTTAACGATGCAGTCCTCAATCCAAGCATCATAAGGGCCTGTTTTCTTGTCAATGAGCACTTCAAGAATTTGGGTTTTGCAGTCATCACCGGTAAGGCGGTTCATTGCAATATCCTTGATTTTCGGGTAAATGCTGTCACCTGTATTTGCGTAATATGTTCCTGCGTCAAGGGTAGGCTCGTAGCCATTGTCATTTACAGAGGTTTCATCAAGAATGTTCTTTACTGTGCTTGTGTCCGGACTAAGCTCGACCGACATATCGTCAATGTCCTTGCCGATAAGATACCACTTTGGACTTTCGCCTGTGCCAAAGCTTGCGTCAATAAAATGTAAAAGGTAACTTCTTTTGAGTTTACCGATATCGGGTGTTGATACTGCCATAATAATTCCTCACTTTCAATTTTTAATCAATTTTCAATAGCGTATTGGGCGGTGATTTGCAATTGGTACTGCACACCGCCGTTGTTGTTTTCGTCAGGTATGCTGTAAAGCATTCCGTTTGAGCAAGTGAGTTTTTTAAGCTCACCGTATAAAATGTTGTCGCCGACTTCAACTTCTATGTCACCCTCTGCGTGCCGTTCAAGCCACATTTGCAGTTCAAGCAACATTCCGCTGTTTACAAGTCGGTCATAGTCGTTGAGCGACTGACAGGTAGCGTACAGGATAAAGGTGTGATTGCGTGTTTGATTTCCTAAAATGTCTTCCTTTACAAGCGTGTCGCCTGTCGGAGAAAGTCCAAAATCCTGTACCTTATTTGTTGAATAATCAATGTGCACAAGCTCGCCGATTTTCGGAAACTCCTGCACAACGGACCTTACAAGTTCGATTATATTCATTTTGCATTACTCCCAAGTCTTCTTGCCGCCGCTTGCAGAATATCTCCTTTGCGGTCGGCTTTCATTCGCTCAAACCACATTTTGCCCGCAAGCGGGTGCTTGTCCTTGCTGTACTGAATATCTCTGCCTGTCGGGTGTTTTTTCTTGCCTTTAGGACTTCGCCAACCGATTATAATGCCGTCACCGCTATAGCGTCCGAATACGATATGCTCCGTACCGTCTTTTTCTCGCACGATAGGATAGTTAGGACCATACACCTTGCCATAGTAAAGATACCTTGCATAAGGTGTAATCTGTTTAATTTCTCCACTGCCAATAACGGTATGTATAGTTGCGGAGTTTTCGAGTACGCCCATTTTAAAAGGTGTGTACGGCTTCATCAGCTTAATGCAATCCTCGTCAATCTCTTTTTGAGCAAGTAACAGGTTATTATTCAGATTGCCTGCAAAGTTCTTGCCCCACTTGAGAGAAAGAGTGCCGCTAACATCAGACGGCTGATTCACATTAAAAAGCATTTAATCACCTCGCAGATACTTTGATGTGCTGTAAATCCGCAGGGCCGTAAAGCAAACGGTCAATACTCATTACTGTGTGAATTTCGTATTTGTCACGCAAGGTTTTTAGGCTCTCTGATACGCTCCTGTCGCTTGAATTATCAAAGATGAAATTACACTCACCTTTTACAATAATGTCTTGAGAGGGGGACAGAGGGGATATATCAGCGTTTGGAAACAGACCGTTGCTCGGAAATAAAAAATCATTCGGAGCAAGAACAAGCGCATTTAACGGAATGTATATAGCTATTCCGTCAGCGTTCTGCATTCCGCTTTTAAGTACGTTAGCGGCTTTGCACTCCTGCCAATGGCAATGCGGAATAATAAGCCTGTCAAAGCCTTTGCCGTTAAATCTGTAAAGGGTCAGCATAGTATCCGTAAACATAATCAAACACCTCTGTACAAAAGGTCTGTGTCTGCAAGATACTTATATACTGCGGATTTAACACATCGTGTAAGTTGCTTTTTGCGAACCTCACAGCTTTCATACGAGCGTGACACATCTCCGACTTTTTCTGATGTTATGCCCTCACTGCCGCTCATATTATCGGCTTTATACATCAGCTCTGCGACCTCACAGCAACAAAGTTTCACAGGCTCGATTATATCCTTTGTATCGTCGATATTTGAGCCTGTGTAAGCATTAATAATAAGCGTTGCCTCTCTTGCATAGTAGGCAAAAGCGGAGGTAATGACCGCTTTTCTGCCACATAGATATTCGGATTTATAATAATTTTCGTCAGCGTAAACGGTCAATATTAGCACCTTCTTAAGCCTTAGCGGCAGCGTGGAGATAAATGCCCGCTGTCTTATTTTCGTAAACATCTGCAATGCCTACCATTCTGTAACCGAACTTGTAACCGTCCGAATCCTGATTCACAGCAGGTTCGATGACCTTGGTATCAAGGTGCTTTGTAAACTGAATAAGCGCAGGCTTATGAATAATCATAAAGTTGATGTTTGAGGCGGCAGTGGCTTTCTGATAGCCGCCCTTGGTCTTGCCGCTTGATGTGCCGTCAAGCTGTTCAATCGCTGTATAAAAGCGTGTCTGCGGCACTGTGATAATCTTAGCAAATCTGCTGAGAACCTCTCTTGACTTTGTTGTGTCCAAATCCTGCACAAGTCCGTAAAGAGTTGGTGTAATGTAAAGGTAACGCTGCTCGTACGGAACTTCGTCCTCGTCCATCTGAGTAGTACCTTTGCGGAGTGCTTCAATTACCGCCGCACCTGTGGTAAGGTTTCCAGGTGTGGCAGAGGTAATACCTGCGTGACTTGCGTATGCGGCAAAGCGGAATGCGTCAAGCTCCGGCACAACCTTTGTGCGGATAAACTCGCCCGAAAGTCTGCCGAACGCAACGCCTGCGGTTTCTACATTGTCCATTGTATCAACAGTAAACATTCTGCCACGGTCGAAGTTACATTTAACCGTTTCGTTAGTAAGGGTAACATCGCCGCCAACATATCCGCTGTTACGGGAATAATTTGCAAGTCCGTCCATTGAAATCATTGGAATAATAAGTTCATTGGAGTTTGCGCCCGCTGTCGCAAGGTCGGACGCACCGTCAAGTTCGCTTGTAAGTGAACTCTGCTTGTAAACCTCGTCAAGCAAAGTAGTGTAAGTTTTAAAAAGTGCAATAGAATTTGCCATAAATTTTCACCTCATTAATTATTTTTCGTCTGTACTAAGTCCCATTGCCGCCCTCATACTTGCGAGCGGATTAGACTTAATGCCTGCATTTCCTGTATTTTTCACAGGATTTTGGAAAGGCTCGTCCGAGCCGAACATATAGCTGTTTTCGCTCTTAACGCTTTCAAGAGCCTTAGTAATATCGTCTGCCTGATTTTTTGATGTTTTAAGACTGTCAAGGTCAAGCAAAGCCTTAACCGCCGTTGCGTTTCTCGCACCGCTCTTTGAAATAGCACCTTCAAGTACAGAGTTAAACTCCATATCCGCAATTTTTGTTTGATACTCGGTTTCTTTGTCTTTAAGGCTTATGTTCAGTTTTGCAATCTCGCTTTTAAGATTTTCGACATCTACGCCCTCAAACTCTTTAAGTGCTGTCTGTGCTGTTTCAAGCTGTGATTTGTAATTATCTCTTGCGGTTGTGATTTTTTCAACCTCTGCAACAGTCTTGTAATTTGCAAGCACCGCCTTGTCAAACTCTGCCTTTTTCTCATCGGGAATCGTAATACCAATTTCAGAGAGAAGTGTGTGTATGTTCTTCATAATATAAATCCTTTCTGCATAGCTTATATTCCGCTTTGCCTGCGGTAGAAATTCAGCCGTATAAACCAACGGCGGGGTAAAATAAAAGCACCTATGCAATCAAATGCAAGGGTGCTTAATCTGCTTTATTTTTGTTGTCTTCAACCTCAATAACAAAACCTCTGTCAATAAGGCTTTTCGCTCGGTCTTTGGTACATTCAAAGACTTCATTGACAGGTCTGTTGATAAGACCGTTCATTTTATCGTTAAACGACACAACTACTTTTACTTTCATTTTGTCACCGCCTTTCTGATTTTGGGTATTAAAAAAAAGCACTCAATCCGATTGATTAAGTGCTAATCTCTGTATTAAATTCACGCATAACAAAACCGCCCACAAGGAGCGGTTAGTCTTCTTCCAAGTAGTCAAATTCACTCGACATTGAGCGCTCTTTTTCTTCGTCTGTTAATGTAGAAAGAAATTCTTCCATACATTTTATTTGCAATTCAATAGGTCCGTCGATAATTGCGTTTCTTGATTTATTTTCTTCCACTCCAAATCACCCCAGCTTTTGATTTATTTAGCAAAGTTTTAACAAATCTATCTTTTTCCTCATCTGTTTCCTTAACCACTATCTTCTTATACAATCTATTACACTCAAGAGCAAATCTATTGTTGTCAAAATCATCGGTTTTAGTTAAATATTCAACTGTGCCGTTGTTTTTTACAATAGTAATTGTTCTAACATTTTTATTTGCAAATACATCCAAATCGTTCATAGAATAACTACTGTTTCTCGGATGATTATGTAAAATAGTTAAATTTTTTCCTTTTGTCTCCAAGTATGTGCCAAAGTCAATTTTTTCATCAGAACCTGTAAATGGTTTATAGTCAACCAATCCGTCGCGAAAAACAAATGCAACTTCTTTATTGTCATTTTGTTCTTTTGAAAATTTCAAAAGTTCCTTATGTTGTTTTTGAATTTCAACCCTTTGTTCTTCAGAATATCCGGCAATATCAACTTTCGGCACTCGCTCGATAGCTTTATCTGTTATTGGCGTAATAGGCTTTTTATTTTCCTCTTTTATTATACCACTACCGCCCGATTTTTCAACACCGAATTTACCTTTAAAGGTATGATTTTCTGTGTTTTTAATCGGCAAAGAAGTAGTTTTTATTCCGCCTATCGGTGAACTGGCTTTTTTAGGCTTTGTAATACCCTCAACGCTGCTGCCGCCAACCGTTACCCTGTCCCATTGTTGAGAAAGTCCGACGCTTTTTGAGAAGTTCACATATTCATCGGAAGTTTTTACATATCTTGCACGAGCGTTAATTATTGCTTGCTCGTCAGCCCCGCCTTCTTCAAGCAATTTTATTTTCTGCCTTTGTGCCCGCATTGTGGTTTCAAGTCTGCGCTGTCTTTGGGTTGCCTCGTACTTTGTGTATGTCTTGCCGTTGTATTCTACAGGCTTGTTTTCCTCTGCGTTCATCTTGTCGAGCTGTTCATCTGTGTATGTGCGTGGGGTTATGCCGGGAGTAAACGGAGAATATGAGTGGTAACAGTTTGCACCGCACAACCCTGTTACTGTACCAAGTCCGCACACGCTTTCAAGCTCTTCCTTGCTGTAAACTCTGCCCTGCCACACCTGATGCGTCGGTCTTGCACCGCTGTGCCACGATACCTCAAAGTAATTTGTGCCGAGTTTTACGGCGTTTTCCTCATTGATTTTGCCCACAACCTGATTCAGTCCTGTTGACACCGCACGCCTTGCCGCAACGGTAACTCTATTGCTGTGACCGCTTGCATAGTCAACCGTACGCAATCCGCTGTTTGTCATTTCGGTTACGGTTTTTTCGAGTACGGTATTATAATCACTCGCACCGCTTGCAATTTCTGTGACGGCTTTATCAAGTGTTTCTTGATAATAGTCTGCAACGGGAGTAAAGCCCAAACTGCCGTCAGGCTGTCGCTTTGCAAAGCCCATTGACTGTGTAATGTTTTTACATTCGTTTTGTGTCTGCTCTTGTACGGCCCTCACAAATTGCTGTAGTGGCTCGTTTTCTGAATATGGTATAAACTCCTTGCCTTGTTCAATAAAAGCGCTCTCCGCCTCGTTATATCCGCTTTCCGTTATATTTGTAAAGATGTTTTCAACTTCTTTATCGCTAAGGTTAAGTGTCCTTGCGACAATGTCTTTGATTCGCTTTTTGCTTGTACCTAAATCGTACAGTCTATTCATTTTATAGCCTGTTGACGGTATAATCTCCGCAGCTTCAAGTAACATTCTTACTATTTCTGTCATTATGCTCATTTGCAGGCTGTCAAAAATTTGCTCGAGCGCAATCGGGATTGCCTCTGTAACTTCGGGAGTAAACATCAGTTAACAACCTCCGAGGACTGCGGCAGGTTCTTTTTTGCCGTCTTTTCGTCCTCTCCGTACCATTTCATACGATACTCATCAGGTCGCATAATTCCAAGACTCAAGTCCTGAATATCCTGTGTGCGTTCGGTCTGTTCATCGGTGAGAATACTGTCCTTAAAGTCACAAACGAATGTGTAACCGCTTGTTGTCAGCGAATTGTAAAAAGCGAGAGCATACACCAAATCGTCAAGACAATATTTAAGCTGTTTCTGAATTGCCGATACCGTGTTGTACTTTCGGTTCTTAGCCGATAATATCTCCGTAGCCGTCTTTGCGACAGTGTCGGGGTCGGATAGGTCGCCATACGCAAGGCCGACCGAAAATTCAAGTCTGCGAAGATATGTATTTAGCCCGTCGGTAATATCAGATTGACGAATTGCAGGAGAAAAATCTTTGAACAATTCATTATCTCCGAGGTCAACATCTACAGCTTTGTAAAGTCTTTTGTTGAGTTTTTCAGTACCCTCTTTCTTGAAAGCTGCGGCATCAACATGTATTGCCCTTTCGCCGCTCTCAAACTCCCAATCAAGTCTGCCGAATTGTGTGTCTATTTTACGAATAAGATTTATGTCATTTGCGTAGACAGAAACACCGCAAGATGAGCCGTCAATCGTGTTTTTAATCGGTGTGCGAAAATAACCGAAAGCAGGGCGGAGCATTGCAGGGTATGTAACAGCATTCGGCAGGCTTGCCCACTCGTCAACTGCCGCAAGCGGAATTTCTCTTCCAAGTTGCCCCTCACTTGCAGACACATAAGCAGTGTTGGTAATTGTCAATCCCTTTTTGGTATCAAGGCTGTGATACTCAAGCCTTGTGTAGTAGTTGTCGCCGATCTTCTTAAATTCAGGAAAGATGACTTTTACAAGCCTATGTCTTGCATCAAATTCAATCGGCACAAAGGCATTTGCGGAAATATACTGCACCTTGTCGCCGCCTAATGGTTTAATCACCATTGCGCCTGTTGCAAGTCCCGACTGCAATTCGGAGTTAAGGTCTTCCGTTGCGGTTTCAAAGATTTTCTGCAATTTGTCATTGCTTACGCTTGCAGTCATTTCGTTAAGCGTGATGTTTGCAAACTCTCTTGTAATCGCCTGCTCAAGCCTTAAACTTATAACGCTGTCGGAAAGCCAAAAAGCCTGCCCCGCAAAGCATTTCTGCCACATTTCAATGCTTTGCATCATATCATCCGTAATCGCAAGTTTAACGCCCAAAGCCTGTTTAATATCCTTTAGAGGGAACATTCTCTGCCACACTCCTTTCAAAAAATTTATGAATTGCATTTCACACCGCCCTTATAAATCTTTTTATATCCCGTTCAAATGTGTATTCAAAACCGTCGAGGCTGTCGATGTCGGTTGAACCGTCGTCAAGCCTTTCGTCAACAAGTTTTTTATCATTCCATACAGCCTCGCACAATGCCGTTTTAAGCGTATCGCAGCCGTCAGTGTAAAAGAATCTGCCCGCGCCCATAAGTCGCAACAGGCATTGAATACGGTCCTGTACGGGGTATTTGCGTGCGGGTCTGACTATGGTATTTGGGAAATGCTCTTCAAACGCTCGTTTAATGCCTCTGCCGAGCACGGTTTCGGCGTTATCCCAATACACAAAGTCAACAACACCGCACAAATCAAAAACAGACTGTGCAAAATTAATTGCCAGCCTGTCAATGTCGTTTCCGTCGTATTCACCGAAGTGCCGTTCGCTTTTCAACACTATTAAATTATTGTAGCCTCTTGTCTTTGCCGTCGCCACAAATGCGTGGCCCGATTTATTGCCGCCAAAGTCAATGCCGATTGTTACTTCTTCAAGTTCCGATTTCAAAAACTGCCTGTACGGTAAATCCGTGTTGATTTTGTCGGTAATTTGACAGTAAAATTTTTTGGGATTATCGGCAAATCGGCGGTAAATAGCACCCTCGGCACGCACCCACTTGCCGAGAATAAGACGGTCATAGAAAATAGTGCCCTCATATTCATTGCAAAGGTTCTTCACAAACTCCTCGGATAAGAATTTATTATCGAAAATCGTGTATTCCTGCAAATAAATATCTGCGTCACTGTCAATGAATTTCTTGAGCCAATGAGTTGGGTGTTCAGGGTTTAAGCTTCCGTCAAAGCACGAATAAGGCTTGTCAAGTCGGGATTTAAGCATATTGAAAACATCTTCGTTCCACTTTGCAACCTCATCACCGTAAATATATTTTGCCGACGCACCCTGAATTTTAGCAACCTGACTGACCTTTTCCGCACCCAAACAATACACATCTTCACCGCACACCTTTGCAATGTTTCGGCTGTTGATTGTACCCACAATGTCGGAAGAGTAACGCTCACGCATAGGCTGTAAAACATTTCGCTCGATTGTTTCCTTTGACACTCCGATGATAAAGCACAAACCGTCTTTACCTATTCGCTCTCGAATACGCATAGGCACAATGCAGGTGACATCAACAAAACTTTTGCCCGAACGCACCGCACCGCTTTTTATGTTCCAACGATGTGTAGCGTTTGCGATATATTCTTTTTGCTTAATCGTGTACGGCATTGTTTGTGCTCCTTTCTGCGTCATCTTTGATTTCTTTCAAAATGCTGTCGAGCTTGTCAAGTGCGGTCTTGTCGGTTTCCTCTTTTTGCTTATCCCGCCACTTGTCGGGTCGGCGGTTTTTCAGCCAAAATATTTGTGCAGTAGTGT